TCAGAGTATTCTAATTTTCCACCCTTAGAAGTTCCTAATCCAAAGAAGTATCTATTTCCTAATCCAAATACAGCGTTTCCAGTAGGTACTGCTGCAGAAACAACAACTTTTGTAGGATATGGGAATACCCCTGTAGTGTATCCGCCATCAGTTGTTCTAGGAGTAGTAGCTGGGAATACTTTTGTATAGTAATCAGTAGGATTTACAACCATTAATAATTCTGGCACTGCTCTTCTCTTTTCATTAGGTCCTTGTGAAACAGTATTGAGAATAGTGCCGAAGGTCGCTGGTGAAAGGTCTGTAATAGCTGTGGCTGTCTTTCTTGGATATGCGAAATCAGTAGCTCCAGATAACTGTCTAGTCATACCTAAAGGCTTTCCATCACCATCACCATCAACGATGGCAGCTTCTAATTCAGTTGCTAGCGCTTCAGCTAGTAATGTTCTAACATATCTATCTAACCAAGCTGGACCAAGGTCAAGCATTGCTTTAGCTACTGGAATATATGCAGATAATTTCTTCTGGCCTAATTCTATTACTGCGAATGAACCGGCTAGTTCACTATTAATTGTCGCTGTTAAATTTCCCCAACCAGCTACACCAGAAGAAGTTGAGATAATAATTTCAGCTAATGCACCTGTGTTTTGGAAGTTGATAGCATCCAACAATGGATGATTTGTAGTTAAATCCTCGAATACAGCATCAATAGTTGTTTTTGGAAGAACCTTGTCAACTTCAGTTAATTCTTGCTTAGGATTATTTGACTTCATTGCTTCGATAACAGCTTGATAGTATTGAGTTTCTTCGCTAGTTAATTGTCTTACTCCTCTTTGTGCTAGAATACTAGCATCGTTGCTCTGTATTGCCTGTTCATATTCTGCTCTTACAGCTTCCTGAATTGATTCTGCAAGGTCATTAAATGCCTGTACATACGCTTCACTATTGTTTTCAGTAATAGCTTGGCTCATTCTCTGTAGTATTTCTGTTCTTTCTTTTTGCATTAAATCTAAATTTCTCATATTAATATCCTCCCTTTCAAATAATAAAATTAGCAGGTCTTAATACCCTGCAAGAATGTTTTTAGGTTATTTTGTTGTGGTTCTTGTGGAGTTGGTTCAATCGGCGGCTCTGATGGCGCTGATTCAGTTGGTTCCTTTTTCTCCTGAGCTTTTACTAACTGCTGCATTAACTTCTTCTTTATGCTCTGATTTGGATTTTTGCTAGTATTGTCATTAACAATTGCAGTAGCAAATCCCATTTCAAGAGCATCCTGTGGTGTAATCCAAGTTTCGTTATCTAATAATTCTTTAAGTTCTTCTTCTGTGATGTTTACATGGTTCATATAAGCATTAATTGATGCCTGCGTAATTTTGTCTAGATCCTCAGCCTGCTTTCTGAAATCATTTGCGTTTCCTTCCGCAATTGTCCATGCGTTATGAATAAAAAGTAATGATGCATTAGACATAATCCTTTCATCTCCAGCCATAAAAATAACGCTCGCAATGGAAGCAGCAAACCCATCACAGAACGTTTTAATTTTAGCTTTATGTCGTTTTAATGCATTGTAGATTGCTAACCCCTCAGTAACTTCACCGCCATAAGAGTTGATGTAAACATTGATTGTATCAACGTCTAATCCTTCAATCTCTTTAGATAATGTATAACTAGACACATCACTTTCACGCCACTCCCATGATGTTATATCACCGTATATATTTATACTAGCCTCATTATTTTCTGTCGCTAATGAATAATACTTTTTCAACTCTTCTCACCTCCTTCCAAGTCTTTTAAAAGTTCTTCTACTGTTGCATAATTCTTTGTCATAAAGAATTGATTTGCCCATTCTTCTTCAATCGGCTCCTCTCCAACTATCTTTCTTATGTCATTTATAGTGAAACATCCACTAGAAATTAATTTATCTATAGATGTTGACACATCTAATAAATCAATGTGCTTAATAGCTTTAGTATCTATAATAATTTTTGTACCTTTTAAGAAATTAGCTTTTCCTATTCTTTTGCGATTAATTTCTTCCTGCAGCATATCACACAAAGGATCTATGCAGAATGTAAGCAGCTGGTCCACCACATCCGATACACCTTGTACATCTCCCCTTAGTAATGCTGGAGGGACTCCAAAGGCTTTAGCTGTAAAATCAGATATATCATCAATCATGGCTCGTATATCCCTTGTACTTTCACTTGCATAAGTCTTAGAACCTATCTCAGTAAAACTCTGACCTCTACCTAAAGGAATAATTGCATCTCCAGATTCCATAAACTTTTTAAATTTTTCGTTAATTAAAGCGTCAAAGAATTTTCTTTCTTCTGTACCTGTTACAGGTAAAGTTTCGTAATTAAAAACTCCTTTAGTACCTCTTGATTTTTGATAAACTTTCATAGCGTAAGAAATCAATTTAAGATAACTTTCATATAAAGCATTAGTAACCTTTCGCATATCCTTTTGAGATAACTCAAAGTATAAAACTTCTGATTGCTTAAATGTTCTATCAAAAGTAAAATCCTTTACTCTTACTTGCGAAAATACATCTTCAAATACTGCATATGGTGTTTTTACATAGCTATCAGCTACGAGCAACTGACCATCGTTAGTTTCTATAATCAAACACTCGTTTTCTGAATAAAGCTTACTTATCCATTTGTGAATAAAACCGCTAGAATTTTGATTTTTGTTAGGCTCCACATTCCATAGATAATATTCTGCACCCTTTGTTTCTTTCCCCTCCACATAAGTTTTAAATTCACATTTTGATACTGCATTAGCAATAAGATTAACTGTACTCCAAAATGCTACTTCTCTGATATGGACCTCATTAAAATATTGTTCTAGCGCTTCATCAATATGCGCACCACTTAGCGGAGTTGAGCCACCTAATTTTCTTGATAACCAACTAATAAGTCCCACTATTTCACCTCCTTTAAATTATTACGGGTAGGTCTTCAAATGTACTACTTCCTTCACCAACAGCATCTTCTATACACATAGCATGCACTAAAGCCATGAATGGGTCTGTTTTTCGGCTCTTTGCTTCAATTTTGCCATAGTAGTAATTGCCTGTATCAGTGCCTTGCTTTTTGCCGGATGGTATCAGCTTTGTATTATTAGTTGCCCACCTCAATAGTGGATTATCTCCCCAAACAAAATATTGATTAGCAAAGCAACTATCTATTACCGGGACCACTTTCATAATGTCAGATGGTCTTACTAGATATACATTTTTATAATCTTTTGCATCAAAGCCAACCTTTCTTAAAGCTTCAGATAATAGAGCATATCTATAATTATCAAGTGCTAGTTTAACAATGTTGTATTTAATCGCCTGTTCTGCAATGTATTCAGCTAATAAATCCGGACTAATCTCAACATCATCAACTAATGTAAGTTTTCCCTCATCCGCCCACTGCTGATAAGGAACTTTTAACCTTGGTATGTCAGCAGATTTTAAACATAACCATGAATGTGATATGTCATAACGGATATTACCCTCTCTGAAATGAATATCTACACTAGCAAAGTCTGTTACCTTTGTGTAGTCAATACCAACTACAGCAGTTTTTCCATGCATATCCGGTATAGGCTTGTTAGTTGCAGCTATGTTATCCCAATCAGTTACTTGTAGTTCTCTATTTCCTCGTGGCCAATTTAATCTCTTGGTGTAAAATTCTTCTTCTAGTGCCGGCTGGTACTTCATTTGTATAAATTCTTTTTCCATTTCCTTTTGGAGTTCAGGAAAATATTTAAGAGAAGGATTAGCTTTATGCCACATTTCAGGATTTAAAGCTTCTTCCTCGGCATCAATACGATACAAAAGTGGCAACCAACCAAGATTCTTAATAGTTCCATTAAGCACGTCTTTTGCTATAGCAAGCATATCATCAAGGACACCTTCACGAACATTACCATTTGTAGTAATATAAAAAGCTCTGGAATGTTTTTTCTTTCCAAAGCCACTAGTAAACACTTTTATATTGTCATAGCTTTCATAGCCATGTATTTCATCAAAAATAAGGCAACCCGAGCGCTTACCATCTTTAGTCTTTGCGTTTGATGTATTATATTTTATATAAGACTTAGTTTTTATATTTGTTATAACTTCCTTTGTTTTATAAAAAAACTTCTTTGACTTCGCCCAAGTTCTTTCTAATACATCATATATATCTAAGAAAGATGTTTTAGCTTGGTCTTCGCTATTAGCTATAATATCAACGTTATAAGCCTTAACACCATGATAATGAGTTGTTAAATACCAAGAAATAGGACTGATAAATCCGTTTTTCCCATTACCTCTGCCCATAAGAATTACTATTGTATCAAATACAACAGTATCATTTGTCTTGTAGTAACAATGAATTAATGCAATA